GTTTTTAACCCAGGGATTACTTATACTTTAACTATAGGTGAAGGAGGAGCAGGGGGAACCAATCCTTCTGCTGGATCAGCTGGATCCGACTCTTCTATTAGTGGATCAGATATTACCGACGTAACAGTAACAGGAGGAGGAAGAGGAGGAGACCGTAACGGAAACTCAGCTACCGCTGGAGGATCTGGTGGTGGTGGAGGTGCTCTTACTTCCACGGCAGCAGGTGCAGCAGGAAATACACCAAGCACCACTCCTAGTCAAGGTAATAGCGGAGGTACTGGAACAGACGGTGGCAGTTACCCAGGCGGCGGCGGCGGAGGAGCCGGAGGAGCCGGTAGTTCTCCGGGCCCAGGAGGTATAGGAGCAACAACTACTATTATAGACACGAGTGATGCTGCTACTTACTCAACTGGAGAGGTAGATGGTGGAAATGTATATTTTGCTGGTGGCGGTGGAGCCGGCTGTAATTCAGGCGGCCCGCATGCAGGAGGATTAGGTGGAGGCGGTAACGGAGCACAAAATTCAGGAAGTATTGCTGTAACAAGCGGCACGGCAAACACTGGCGGCGGAGGCGGAGGCGGTGAAACTGGAGCTGGAGGTGTTGGAGGAAGCGGCGGAAGAGGCGTTGTAATACTTCGTTATGATGGATCAAAAACTTTAACTGTCTCTGGATTTACTGCATCTTCAGGCCCATTTACAGCAAACGATGATGCAACTAAAAAAATATTTATAGCTAAACAAGGAACAGGAACAGTAACATTTTAACTATGGCATTAACAAAATTAACAAACCCGGATTTATTTGACTTTAGCGACTTGAATACAGCGTTGCAATTACCTACAGGAGATACGGCAAGCAGGCCTGGGTCGCCAAGCACAGGAGAGTGGAGATATAATACCGATGAGAAATATGTAGAGTTTTGGGATGGATCAGCCTGGAGACAGATAGACACTGAAGCGCTACCCAACCCTGATGAATTTCCTTCTGAGCACTTTAGCGTAAACACTTATACCGGCACAGGCACTACACAAACCATAGACGCTAAGTTTGTTGAAGCTGCAAATTTTAATGGAAGTAGTTCAGTAATTACATTACCTTCAAGTGTAAACCAAAGCAATAATTTTTCTTGGTCTTGTTGGGTCTATTTTAATAGTTTAACTGATTATGATACACTTATCGGTTTACAAGATACTTACAGAAATTATTTAGATATTTTAGCTAATGGAACTGTTGGATTTTTTGATGGCAACCAGTTATCTTCGCCTTCAGGAACTATTACTACATCAACTTGGTATAACATAGTGATTACAAAAAACAGTACACTTGCTGGAGGTAAAGCAAGAATTATGTATGTTAATGGAACAGAAGTAGCAAGTGATACAACTACAACTAATTCTATTTCAGGTACAGGTAGTGGATTAAACTTAATTGGGGCTTATAATAGTGTAGGTAGTACAAGCGCTTATTTAGATGGAAAAATAGATCAAGTAAGATTTTTTAACACAGCGCTAACACCCGCTCAAGCCGAAGATTGTTATACAGACGAAACAACAACAACTGCTGCTACTCTTAATTTTCCGGCAGGAGCAGGTTGTATAGCTGCTTATCAGTTAGATGGTGACGCTTCAGATTTAAGCGGTACCTATGGAGGAGTTACAACAGACATTGGGTATACAGGATTAAAATTCCAACCGGATTTTGTGTGGATAAAGGCAAGAAATGGAACAGGGCAGCCAACACTTTTTGATTCAATTAGAGGCGTAGAGTATTATTTAGAAACTAATAGTACTGCTGATGAACAATATTATCCAGGATATGGCTTAACTGCTTTTGGTACTACTAGTTTTAGTGTATCAGATATAGCGAATGGAGGTTATAGAGTAAATGGAGCTAGCGGAGGTCTGTATTCAGGAACACCTCCTGATTATGTAGCTTGGTGCTGGAAAGCGGGAGGAGCTCCAACAGCCACAAATTCAGCAGGTGCAGGTGTAGCGCCTACACCAGGAAGTGTTATGATAGACGGAGTTTCTTCAACAGCAGCTTTAGCAGGTAATGTTCAGGCTGAAAAAATGTCTGTTAATACTGCTGCTCAATTTTCAATAGTAAATTTTATAAGTCAAACAGGTTCAACTAACCAAGTTCCTCACGGATTAAATGGAGTTCCTGATTTATTTATTTTCAAGAGAACTGATAGTTCAGAAAGTTGGTGGACATATACGCAGGTTATTGATGGTAGTTTAGATTATTTTACATTGAATACTGATGATTTAAAGAGCGACGCAACAGAAACAGCACCAACAGCTACAACCGTTTATCAACCAACATCTTCATCAGGAAGAGATTATATACTTTACTGTTTTAAAAACGTAGATGGTTATCAGAGAGTGAGCACCTACTTAGGGTCAGGAAGCGCCGCCGGTAATTATGTTTACACTACCGACGATGGCACAGCAACAGGTGCCAATGGGTTTGAGCCTGCATTTTTAATGATTAAAAAAAGCGATGGTACAGGTGATTGGATGATTATCGACAATAAAAGAAGCCCAGCCAACCCAAGGGCTCATGAACTTTTTCCTAATGAAGATGATGTGGAAAACGATTTAATAGCTGTTGATTTTTATACCAACGGCTTTGAATTAGTTACTACAGACGTTGATTATAATGAGTCCGCAAAGACTTATTTATATTTGGCAATAGCTGCTAACAAAGACTCTTCAGTTCCAACTTTAGCTAATAGTTTTAATGCCACATTATTTACACCGACAAATACTTCTGATCCATTATCTGTTTACGCGGATTTTAAACCTGATTTTGTATGGTCAAAATATTTAGGTTCAACTCCTTCTGTAACAAGTCATTATTTAGTAGATTCTCAAAGAGGGTTGTCTTCTTTAATGTATTCAGATAGAACTGATGCGGCATATACTGCTAGTTATTATGTGAAATCGTTTGATCCAAACGGAATAACATATATAAATAATTTATTTAACAGAACGGGTACGGATACTGCAGTAGCTTGGTTTTGGAAAGCAGGAGGATTAGGAACTATTAATAATGATGGAGCAACTACAAGTGTAGTGTCTGCCAATGCTGAAGCTGGATTTAGCATCGTAAAATATGTGGGCCCGGCAGGAAATTCTACAGTCGGTCATGGTTTAGGGGCTCCGCCTCGGATGGTGATTCAAAAGCAATATACCGCATCAACTGATTGGTATGTTTATTTCCCAGAAAATGTAATTGATGCAAATCTTAATTATATGGAGCTCAACGATACTGTTGGTATTACGTCCACCACTTCCACTAATCCTAATTCTACAATTATTAATACTGCAGCTTCGGGACCAATTGTTGCATATTGCTTTGCAGACGTTACGAATTATATGAAGATAGATAAATATTCAGGGAGTGGGGTAAGTGGAAAGCAAATTACAGGATTAGGGTTTACTCCTAAATTTGTAATGATAAAAAGAGTAAATAACACTGACGCTTTTAGCAGTTGGTATATGTTTGATAATGTCCGGCTAAATGGAATATATTCCGATCAATTAGAAGCAAATACAAACGCAGCGGAATCATCAGTTACTTATGTTTCTTTTTTTAGTGGAAGTGGTGGCGGATTTCAACTGGACACAACAGCTTCAAATTTAAATAATAGCGGTAGTGAATTTGTATATATTGCAATTGGATAACTTAAATAAATAATATGGAAACAACAATTTTAATACTTATCGGATTAGTAATACTACTAATCGTAATAAACATAGTCTCAATATGGCTATCAAAAAAAGGTCTTACTAAAGACGAGAACAATAACATGATTCCGGACATCTTAGAGCATAAATTTGCTCAAATGAAGAAAGATGTATCTAGAAAAGTAGATCGTGTCGGAGAAGAGCTTAAAGATGTTACTAAAGCTATAAAAGAAGTAGGTAATCAAATCGGAGATGTTCCAAGCGCAATGCAAGGGAAAAAAAGATCTGGTAAAAAATCTAAAAAAAGATGAATTACGTGCAAGACACTACTCTAGGGAAAATAACTGTAAACTATATTTATGTTTCATCTAACCAAAATAACTGTGACTGATATAAAAGTTTATGCGCTAACGGCTGGAGCCCTAGCCACTTCAATGACGGATATTGACGTTATTCTTAAAATTATTGCTACCCTGGTAGCGATAGGATACACTTTGCATAAATGGTATATAATGCATGGAAAAAATAAGTGAGCACGTATCGTATAAAGAAGGTGTTAAATCTAATACAGCAAGTAGACTAGGTATAGAAAACACTCCAGGCTCTTACGAGCTTTCTAATATGGGAATACTAGCGGATAATATTTTTGAACCCTTAAGAAAATGGGTAGGAGGGCCTATAAAGATTAATAGTTTTTTTAGATGTGAAGATTTAAACCGAGCTATTGGCGGAAGTTCCCGATCACAACATTGCCAGGGGCGCGCGATTGACCTGGATGATACTTTTGGACATAAAACAAATGCAGAGATGTTTCAGTATATTAGAGAAAATTTAAATTTTGATCAAATTATTTGGGAGTTTGGTGATGATACTAATCCCGACTGGGTTCACGTGAGCTATGTATCCGAAAGCGAAAATAGAGGCAGAGCGTTAAAGGCTGTAAAAGAAAACGGAAAAACTAGCTATAAAGTAATATGAAAATAATTTTAAAATCTGCGCTTTACGGCTTATTAATTTTTTATGTTAGTTTAATTTATATAACATCATGAGTAAACCTAAGAAAAAATTTGGACAAACTACAGTAGGTCGGCTTTTAAAAGCATCGGTAGGACTTATTAACCCTACATTAGGAAAAATTATACAAGGAGATATGTCGGTGGAACAAGTCGTCTCTTCTATTAAAAACTCAGACGCCCCCGCAGAAGATAAAATTAGAGCTCAAGAAATGGTGTTAGAAGCTTATGAAGCGGAAGTAGCAGATCGAGCCAGCGCTAGGCAGCGTGAAATGGCGGCATTAGCTGCCGGGTCTAATGATATACTTTTTAAAACCGTGGGATGGGGAATCACGATTTGTTTTGTCGGTGTTGTAGCCGGAGCGATAGGTTTGTGGGAAGTGCCAGAAGAATCCCAAAGGCTATTTGATATGGGTTTTGGAGCGGTAGTGGCGGCTTTTACTCAAGTTATTGGATATTATTTTGGATCTTCAGCAGGAAGTAAACATAAAACTAACATGATGAGTGATGGCCAAAACAATCAACTATAATACCCATAAAACAAAGTCTAAAATTAGAAGACCTGGAGTTCACTCTAAAACCAAAACTTCTTCTTTAAAGTCGTCTAAAAACTATCGCAAACTCTATAAAGGACAAGGGCGTTAAATAATTTGTATCTTTATATTCAAATTAAATCAAATCTAATGGATATAAGGAAAATTTCTGTAGGTCCAGATTATAAGTCTGGCGCAATGCACTACTTGGTGGGTCAAGAAATTTTAAACGGAAAATATTTTATTCATCTTATTCAGTATATAGAAGCTTCGGGTTCAATAAAAATATGGATTCAAAGAAAAGACGAAATTCTTTTATGGAAAGAGTTTAATTCTCAAATTCCTGTTTCTATAGAATATAATATAAACTTTTAATGAAGTCACCGTTTTACTTTATTGTACAACCAATAGGAGGTAAAAGATATAACAACACTAAAAATATATCAGGCCTGGACTTTATTACGAGCTCCTCCGAAGAGGATCATAAATTTTCTAATAGAGAAGCGCTAGTTCAACAATTGCCTCTAAACTATCATGGAAATATAAGAGTTTCTGATACTCTTTTAGTTCATCATAATGTTTTCAAATACTATAACGATATGAGGGGTAGGCAACAAAGTGGTAAAAGTTATTTTAAAGATGATTTGTTTTTTATAGACAATGATCAGTTCTACATGTATAAACAAAACGGCAAATGGTATAGCCATGACCGCTATTGTTTTATAAAGCCTTTAAAAACAAAAAAATCTTTTATATTTAAAAGAGGACAAGAAGAGCCGTTAATGGGAGAAATGAAGTATCCTAATAAGTATTTAATTTCTCAAGGAGTAGAAAAAGGTATGCCCGTTAGCTTTAAACCAGAGAGTGAATATGAGTTTGAGGTTGATGGGGAAAAGCTGTATAGAATGTATGACCATCAAATAACTTTAATGCTATGAGTTCAGAATTATTAAAAGTACAAATAATAGAAGCAGGAAGAAAAGCAGTTGAGCAGCTTATTAAAGTGGCTAAAGAAAACATTATTAAGCCTGATCCAGAGGATGAGCTAGCTGCTGATAGGCTAAAGAATGCAGCCGCTACTAAAAAGTTAGCTATTTTTGATGCATTTGAAATACTCAACAAAATAGATGCAGAACAAGAAAACATAAACATGTCTGTTAATAATCAAAAGACCGACACAAAACAAGGCTTTGCAGAAAGAAGATCAAAATAAAATATACAGCACAGTTGTAAACTATATACCCAGCGGTATTATAAAGCGCAAAAACAAAGGACGCACTTGGTTTTATGGGTATAATGAAAAATATGACGTGGTTGTGATTTCTAAATCAGGCCAGATAGGAGAAGTAGTAGAGATAAGCGGGCTACATATAGCTCTTCCGCTCATAGATGGTAAGGGTTATAAAAGATCGGAGACAAAAGCAAATCAATATTGGGAGCGTAAACTTTTACCTAGAGAACTTTCTAGAATATCCTCTATATTTCAATGGAATGAAATGCCCTCTGCATTTAAAAATAAATGGGTGGATTATATTGAGGGAGAGTTTGATAGGCGCGAATTAGGATATACTTTTTATAATAATGGAAAACCAACTTATATTACCGGAGCTCATTATATGTATTTGCAATGGACTACAATAGATGTAGGGTATCCAGATTTTAGGGAAGCTAACAGAATCTTTTTTATTTATTGGGAGGCTTGTAAAGCTGATAACAGATGTTTTGGTTTAGATTATTTAAAAATCAGACGATCTGGATTTTCGTTTATGGGTTCTTCTGAGTGTGTAAACACTGGAACTTTAGCTAAAGATGCAAGGGTAGGTATATTATCTAAAACTGGATCAGATGCTAAAAAAATGTTTACAGATAAAGTTGTACCTATAGCCAACCGGCTACCATTTTTTTTCAAACCGATACAAGATGGAATGGATAAGCCAAAAACAGAATTAGCTTTTAGAATTCCGGCTTCTAAAATTACTAAGAAAAATATGTATGACATAGCTGATGATGAGCTTTATGGTTTGGACACCACTATAGATTGGAAGAATACGGATGAGAACTCTTATGACGGGGAAAAGCTTTTGCTTTTAGTACATGATGAAAGCGGTAAGTGGTTAAAACCAAATAACATTTTAAACAATTGGCGAGTAACCAAGACGTGTTTAAGACTAGGAAGCAAAATTATTGGTAAATGCATGATGGGGTCTACCTCTAATGCTCTAAATAAAGGAGGGGATAACTTTAAAAAATTATTTGAAGATTCCAATATAGCCAACCGAAACTCAAATGGGCAAACAAAAAGCGGTATGTATTCTTTATTTATTCCTATGGAGTGGAATATGGAAGGGTTTATTGATAGGTACGGAATGCCTGTTTTTTATAAACCAGAAAAACCAGTAATGGGGGTGGACGGTGAAATGATAACAAATGGCGCTATAGATTATTGGCAAGCTGAAGTAGACTCATTAAAAAAAGATCCTGATGCTTTAAACGAATATTACCGTCAGTTTCCTAGAAGCGTATCTCATGCATTTAGGGATGAAAGCAAATCTTCGCTGTTTAATCTGAGTAAAATATATCAACAGATTGATTACAATGATTCTTTAATAATAGGTCAGCACGTTACAACGGGCAGATTTTATTGGAAAGATGGAGTAAAAGACACAGAAGTTATATTTAGCCCAGACCCTAAAGGAAGGTTTAAAGTTTCGTGGACACCAAATAAATCATTAACAAATAAAAAACAAAATAGAAATGGCACTTACTATCCAGTAAATGAACACATCGGAGCGTTTGGCTGTGACTCTTATGATATATCAGGCACTGTAGGTGGCAGAGGATCTAATGGAGCTTTGCATGGATTAACTAAGTTTAGCATGGAACAGGCTCCAAGCAACGAGTTTTTTCTAGAATATGTTGCTAGGCCGCAGACTGCCGAGATATTTTTTGAAGAAGTGTTAATGGCTTGTGTTTTTTACAGCATGCCTATTTTAGTTGAAAACAATAAACCAAGGCTTTTATATCATTTTAAAAACCGTGGCTACAGAGGGTTTAGTATGAATCGTCCTGATAGACATTTTAATAAACTTTCAAAAGCTGAAAAAGAGTTAGGAGGAATTCCCAATACCTCTGAAGATGTAAAGCAGTCACATGCGGCAGCTATTGAGTCATATATAGAAAAACATGTGGGTTTAGATATAGAAGGAACTTATAGATCTACTAATGATATGGGGACTATGTATTTTATGCGAACCTTAGAAGAGTGGTCTAGATTTGACATTAACAACCGAACGCATTTTGACGCGAGCATTAGCTCGGGTTTAGCAATAATGGCTAATCAAAAAAACCTTTATTTACCTGAGCAAAAACAAACCAAAATAAATATTAACTTTGCAAGATATGGTAACAGTGGAATTTATAGTGAATTAATTAAATAGATGAAGGACGTTAAAATTAATATTTCATCTGTAGGGTTTCCAAGTCAGTTTGTATCGGACGCAGAAAAAGCCACCGACGAGTTCGGATTACAGATAGGTCAGGCGATACAATACGAATGGTTTAGAAAAGATTCAAATGGTTGTAGGTATTACAGTCAATGGAGAGATTTTAATAGACTAAGACTTTATGCTAGAGGTGAGCAGTCTATAGCTAAATATAAAAACGAATTAGCTGTCGACGGAGATTTGTCTTATTTAAATTTGGATTGGACACCTGTGCCTATCCTTCCTAAATTTGTAGATATAGTTGTAAACGGAATGCAAGACAGGCTTTTTAAAGTAAAAGCATATGCGCAAGACGCCTTATCTCAATCAAAACGCAGTAAATATCAAGACATGATAGAAGGGCAAATGGCCGCTAAACCTGTCTTAACTACTATAAAAGAAGAATCCGGTTTTGATCCTTTTATTATGGATCCAGATGAATTGCCTGCATCGGACGAAGAGCTTTCATTATATATGAATTTAAACTATAAGCCAGCAATAGAAATAGCAGAAGAAGAAGCTATAGATACTATGTTTGCCGAAAACCATTATGAAGATATTAGAAAACGAATTGATTACGATCAAATGGTTGTAGGTGTGGGTATGGCAAAGCATGAATTTTTACCAGGAGCAGGTGTAAAAGTTTCTTATGTGGACCCAGCCAATGTAGTGTATAGCTATACTGAAGACCCTTATTTTAAAGATTGTTTTTATTGGGGAGAGATAAAAACGGTGGGTATAAGCGAGTTAGTAAAGATAGACCCTAAATTAACTAGAGAAGATTTAGAAAAAATTTCTCAATATAGCCAAAGTTGGTACGATTATTTTAATACCGCTCAGTATTATGAAAACGATATATTCTATAGAGACACTTGCACGTTAATGTATTTCAATTACAAGACCACTAAAAAAATAGTGTACAAGAAAAAAATTAATGACGTTGGCGCATCAAGAATGATAGAAAAAGATGACACCTTTAATCCCCCCGAGGAAATGCTTGAAGAAGGTAAGTTTGAAAAAATAGAAAAGACTATTGATGTATGGTATGATGGTGTTATGGTCATGGGCACTAATATAATTTTAAAATGGGAGCTTGCAGAAAATATGGTAAGACCTAAGTCGTCATCTCAACATGCTTTACCCAATTATGTTGCTGTTGCACCTAGAATGTATAAAGGAGTAATAGAATCTTTAGTTAGAAGAATGATTCCATTTGCTGATTTAATTCAAATGACTCATTTAAAGCTGCAACAAGTAATAGCCAAAGTGGTGCCAGATGGAGTTTATATAGATGCAGATGGATTAAATGAAGTAGACCTGGGGACAGGAGCAGCTTACACCCCAGAAGATGCTTTGCGTTTATACTTCCAAACAGGTAGTGTAGTGGGCAGAAGTTA